TACATTATGCGCACCAATGGTAAGGATGGCAGAATCTGGCGGGAATCGTTGACACTTGGCGTCAACTGGCTACTATCGATAGTGATTCAAAATCATCCGTTTCTCCAAACGAATCAGAATCAAATGTCTGTCAGCAGTAAGTGAACGGCCTGACCTCACCAATCAGGCCTGTTCATCCAGTTGCAGTTGGTAAATCTGTACCTGATACATGAAACCTTCCCCAGAAATACAGCCACAATGTCAGATAAGATGAACGCTGCCGCGCCGAATCAGCTATAACGCTCAAAATGAAAACTGTACGGCTTGGCCAACCCCGGACAGCAACAAAACGAGTTTTGTCACTGACCGGAGTTTACGATAACTTCGTAAGCATTAAATTTTAGCGGCTAAAAAGTTCACCACCACCATGCAAACGGCTTGTTACTGACAGGAAATGCGATACCGTCAGCATCACGACCACGCAAGACCTGATTAAGAAGCTTTCTGACTTCACGGCGCTCTGGCCGGGTCATCATCATATTGCGATACCAGGACGGTGATTTATCAAACCACCTAGAACAACTGGTAAAATGTGAACCAACACGACGGTAAGACTTCATGCGACCACCGGGAAGTCGATCGCGCACCCTGCTTTTTACAGACATAAAAAACCTCTAATTAATTGAATCACCTAGAAGATGTCTTTCTGTTCATATCCTGTCAGTTTTAAGGCCATATAGAGGCTCCGTGGTGAAACGTAAAATCCGGCTCTTGATGTGGCCATACCGGGGCTTAACGCACCCGCCACGGCCCCATCAAAGCGTGCGAATAATATGAGCGGTCAGCAGAACATACATAATGCGTTGCTCATTACTGTCAGCTTTACTCCTGAAAAGCCAGCCAATCACCGGAATTTTACTGATAAACGGTACAGAACGGTCAGCATTGCTGGATGATGAATCAATCAGCCCACCAAGTAAGAGCGTCTGGCCATCCTTAATCTGAACTGTTGTCTGTATCTGACGCTGGTTCGTAATAATATCAGATGCCTGGTCATCGTTGCTGATGGAATCAGCGCGGGTATCAATAGTAAGTACAAGCTGGCCGTTCCCCATAACAACAGGCGTCACCTTCAAAGATACGCCAACATCATGACGTTCAATGGTCTGAAACGGATTATTTACCCCGGCAGATTCACCCGTAACTTTACCCGTGATAAAGGGTACATTTTTACCAACAGAAATATAGCCTGTCTGACCAGACTGGGTAAGAATCCGGGGCGTTGAAATCACCTTAGACCGGGAGTTACTCTGCACCGCACGCAGGGATACGGCCAGAACATTACCATCAAAAATGCCAAAAGAGCCGCCGGCAGTCGACAATGCGCTACCCAATGCTGAAGTATTAAAGCCCCCTGCTACTTTATGCCCGGATGCAGAACCGGCTGCAAACGACAAATCAACACCATCCGACAGACTGGTTTCAAACATCAGCGACTGAATCAATACTTGGTCACGGGCAACATCCACAGAATTGATAAAATCGGACAGAACCGGCAGCAGCTCGTCAGGAGCAGAAACAATCAGCGAGTTATTACCTGGATAATCCACGACATTACCACCGCCATTAGAATCAAGATAAATTTTAACCAGTTGCTGAACATCGGACGATCTAACTTTTGTCAGCTTAAAATTTCTGACCGTAAGCGCCACAGGTACTGGCTGGTAAGATGGCTCAGAAGGAAAAGTATCATAAGACTGGTTATCAGAATCATCGGAACCCGAAACCATCTGCGAAGGTAATTTAGACGGCAAAGAGACTACCGCAGGATTGCCAGAAAGCATGACAAACCCGTTAGCATTCAGAACAGACTTAAAGAAATCATCAATATTTGTTGGATTAACATCAGCATTAAATACGGTTACATTTCCTTTAACATCAGGATTAACAATAACAGGCTTGCCAGTTTTTGAAGAATACCACTGAACAAATGAGCGAACAGATGAATTATTTAAATTAACAGTTTCAGCAGAAACGCAGAATGAACAGGCAAATAAAAAAGCAACAATAACAGAGCGCATAATAATATTACTCCTGACAGGTAACAGTCTGTAAATAACGGCCTTTTCTAATAACAATACGACAGGCATCTTTAATATCAACGAAATAACCATCTTTAATCAAATCAAAATACTGATATTTCATACCTTTAGCATCAACAAACGTAACGGAAACGTCAAAGCCAAGTTGTGAAAAAGAATTAATAGAAAGTCGGGGTAAGTCACTGGACGAATCAGGCGTTACCGCCCTCGCCTGTTCAGCATAAGCAGATTTAATAGCTGAGATTTCATCAACATTCTTTCCAGACTGGAGCCAGAAACCAAGCCCAAGCCCCAGCGCCAAAAAAGAAAGCATTAATATAAGACGGTTCGATTTGCGAAAATAAATTTTAGTGAGGCGCATATAATAATTAAATCCTCTGTGAACAGAAAATTGACCGTGCGTGATAAATGGTGGTAAAAGCGAAAATGCGCCATGAGGATAATTATCTGTGAACGCTTGTTTGGTATTGTAAGCAGAATAAAGAGATTTTCCTGTATATATCCATTTATCAACAGTGATTGAATTAACATTATCACCATATTTGACAATGCCAAAGTGTACCTTTGGTAAAGAAAATCGAGCCCCTGAAACCAAATTCATAATGGAGCCAACAAAAGGAATGTTTAATTTATCTGAACGGCGACAATAAACAACATGCTCAGCAAGCGCCAGACGAGCTTGCTTATCCATTATCGAAATATCCTGAATCAAAAATATAATATCCCAGCCTAATTTTCTGGCATGTAAAAACCAGTCAATAACAGGTTGTCTGTCTTTATCACCCCATGAGCGGGAATTAAACCAAGTACCACATTCATCAAGTACAAGGAGGCCATTACGGGATTCATCGTAAGATGTATTCCCAATACCAATAGCAAGTAAATCATTTAATGAAGGCTTGTCAGGAACGCGAATAACGCGCGTTTTTTTCGCATAACGCCCAACCATAGGCATATTATGCAATTTAAGGTCAAGATTAGTGGCAACAGGACAACCCTTAGCAAGTCTTTCCTGTATTCTGGAAACACTAACAAGTGTCTTGCCTGAGCCTAATTTGCCTGTTACTACATGAACCGCCATTTAAATCACCCTGTTTGCATAATCAAGAAATTTTTGTTTTAAATCGAAAACAAAAACACTGATACGAGTAACCATAATAACGTTAACACACGCCTGAAAATGGTCAGGCAATACAGATGCCATTAAATGAGAAAAATCAGCGGGTAACCCGTTATACATGACCTCAGCAAGATACTGCATTAAAAGCGTAACAGTTGTTGTAATTAGCGCGACCAATGCAACCGCTATTAAACCTGTTTTGGTTGCAAGCCGAGCTAAAAAACTTGCAACATAGCCAATAAGCAAAGGAACAAGACCAATAAGAAAACGCAACAATGCAGGAATACCTAATAATAAAGGCATCACTCACCACCTTTACGAAGCAATGAAGTTAAAGAAGTAAAGACATACCAGAACGTAAGGCAATAAAAAACCCATGAAAGAGCATCTTTAATAGTCAGCAATTTATCGCAACCAATATCAATCTGATAAACCTCTCCGGGAAAAATGATAAAATCAGAACAACCATTACCATTAGGTAAATTGGGCAACATAGCACCTTTATTTAAGAAAGCCTCCCATAACGCACCATGAGAATCCTTTGCAATTCCTAATTCAGATTCAGCTAAAGTGGAAGCGCTATCTAATTCAGAATCCCCCTTCCCATAACGGGAATCACCGCCAGAAGGATCAGCAAAACGTCCGGCTCCGCGAGTAAGGTTATTTATAGCGTCACCAAGACGATTTATATTATTTTTAGTCTGTTCATCAGCCGACTTTTTATCATCAGATGAGGTGTCTTTTTCTGTTAACTTATCATGAATCTCACTGGCAATTTTAGGTGAAGCACCTTCGATAGCTGACTGAATATCTCCTTTGGTAATACTTGAGTCATTACCACCGCCAGAACCGCCGCCTGAGTTACCACCGCCTGTATCACCTCCTCCAGTATCACCACCCCCCGTATCCCCGCCTCCAGTATCACTGCCATCGCCAGCAGGAGAAGAAGGCTTATCTGAAGGATCGGCTACGGTTCCGGTAGGCTTCCATGTCGCAGCACAAACAGTGCCATCATTCTGGCAAACAATGACGCCAGTGGCCTCATATTCACAACCGTTATAATAAATATAACGATCACCGTCATAAGAATAGACATTATTGAATACACCTTCTTCGGGTGGTTTAGCTTCACAAATCTCTTCAGGCGTAGGCTCGGAAGGTTTTTCATCAGGAATAGATCGTTGAATATCACCTATAATATAAGCGGTTAAAGTCCAGTATTTATCTTTCTGGCCTGGAGAGTCGCTGTAAGTACAAGCGTCAGAAAACACAAGACGGAATTCAGAGTTAGGCCATACTCCCTCATAAGTTGGTTTAACCTGAGTAAAAACACCCTGAGCACTGTCTTTAGCACCCTGACAAGCAGAAGCCTGCATCGCTGCATCAATATAATAAACAGTTTGTTTAGCGCCATCTTGGTTGGTTATTTGCTTACTTTCAGCATATGCAGAGCTTTGAAAAGTAGATTTAGTAATGCTTTCCCATGAATCAGCATATGAAAAAGAAGAAATAAGAATAGCGGAAATGATTAATATATTCCTTTTCATAATAACCCGCTTTAATAAAGGGGCACGAATGCCCCTAAGTGAATTTTAAACTGCTTTGGAAGCGAATTTTTTAAAAATACGAATGGCAAGGCCTGCACCAACCACAGCAACAACGACAGGCCATACTTTACCAATAAGATCATTTGCCTGAGTCAGCAATGCATCCATTGCCTGACCTGCATAATCAGTCCCGCCTGTAGTTCCATCAGCCGCAAAAGAACTGGCAGAAACAAAAAGAGCTGTTGAAGCTACTGCAATTTTAGATTTAACAAAAGACAAAACTTTCATATAAATAACTCCATTAAGGTTACATTAAGCGGTCAGAAAATGATTTAAATGAACCGACCGCATAGAAAAGGGCAAAACCGAAGGTATAAGCCCCGAAAAAATAAGCTATATACATTAACGAAAAACCCCCGCAGTAATTGCGCCGAGGCCAAAAGAGATAACAATGCCTGACGCTATTAATATTTGTATAACATCAGCCATATTTAACCTTTTATTTCAGTGATTCCACCATCAGATGAAATGTTATAAGTTACCCCCTCCCTACCTTCCATTGACCATACACGAACATAAACGGGGATCTGAACTAACTTTCCGATAAAGCTGTTAGCCTGATTCATTACACCGGAATTCACCAAAGCTTGTGACACACGAATAATAATCTGGTCTTGCTTGGTACCACCAAAGCCATCAGGGGTCTCTAAGCCAATACCAATTTCATTATAATAACCCTGCCCATTAATTTTATTACGCTGACGAGCACCAAGCATCTTACCTTTCACGAAAAGACCATAATTAGACATATCACTCTCCTTTAGTGCCAGCTACTGGCATGTGAAATACGGTTGTAATCGAAAATTAAACCTTTCTCATAAACCCATGATGGAATTTTGGCTGGTTTAGCCTCAAGTGTTCTTACTAATGGAACAATATTATTTGAATCAGGGGATTCACAATAAAAATTAATATCTATCCCAAAAGACAGTAATTCTTTACGATGCCTGTAAAATGTTGGCTTTGGAAGCATTTCTTTCATATTTGCGCCCTGCTTCCATAACAAATATGTAGACTGTATTTTTCTTGGGAGATTAATTATCTTTTCATCAGTTAATATAGTATTTTGATTCATTTCTATTCTCCCTACATAGTCAGAGAATACTTTATTAGGCGTCTCAATATTCCAGTTTTTACCAAGCGTAAGATTCAAATCAATTAATTCGGTTGTTCTTAATGTTAATTCAATACGTAATTTATCTTTTGACCAATCCAGTAAACCAGCGTTAACAAATTCATCTGCTATCTGGTGCCCTTTTTTTCCAGATGTATGCTCATCATATTTAGAGTAAAATTTCAGGCTCCAACGACGGGAGTTTTTTCCCAAATAGACCGTTCCCCCTTTGCCACAGGCGCGACCATGACGAGTTTTTGCTTTAAACTCTGCGGCATAAAGCCATGCCCGCACATTTTCCAATGTTGATAATGAATACATGTAATTAATATCAACACGGGAAATCTTATATTGCCCTGTCATTACCTGACGATAGGACGGAAGGTCATGGGGAATATGAAGTAATGCCAGTATTCTCGCGTAAGCTGTCAATACCAGTCCTTGCAAATCGTCGGAACCAATAACCGAATGTCCCTGAAGAAATTTTGACGGATTACCATCAATATAAAGATGTGTTGCCCGGCCTTCGCCATCGGATCCAACTGATCTTACTTTCATTGTAGATTCGTACGAACCGCGAACAGTCAACCGTTTTACTGTTTCCCACTCCACTGCACCATCAGCATCAACGCTGACGACACTACCAGCCGGTAACGGTTGGTGCGTGCAAGGCAGGATTCCAGTAAACCAGTCGATCATAAGTAGCCACACCCATCAAAATATGTGTCAATAGTCATTTGTGAGCAAATTGAGTGGTCACAATGTAATATGCTCAGATCTGACAGTCAATACATTTGCAATGTTTAAATTGTCAGAAATGAGCATCAAATCTAACTATTGAAAAACCACTGTTAAGATGGAGCCAAGTAGATGGGCAACAATGAGCATGATGATATGGCGGACAAGCAGAGAGCAGAACGTATCAAAAAGGTAATTCTGGAAAACTCGACTTATGAAGAACTGGCCGAGAAAACCGGTATTAGCGTTAGCACACTGGTCAGAATAGCGTCCGGCAAAACTGAGCCTAAATTCAGTGACATAATTCAGATAGCTAAAATTACGGGTGCAGACTTGAACACCCTTGCTTATGGCTATGCTATTGATGTTAAAGAAGAAGCTACTGAAAGGAAGTTAATCACTTCCGCAGACGGTTACACTGATGAAGAAACCACTAACGCCCACAATTTCATTGTGTGGAACATCAGAACACTGAATAAACAAGATATTCTGGCTCTCTCAAGGCAAGTTTCTGCATTAAGTTCATATACTTACAGTACGAAAATGTTTATGAAAAAAGTAGTGTCAGGCGAAGATTAAAGGGTTTAGCAGTCTCAGGAATGAGACTAACGTGCAGTATTACCAACACTGCACGTTCTTTATTGTGTGAATTTTGAACAGTGAAAAAGGATCAAAAGGATGAGTAGAAATAACGAAACAAGCGGCGTTGAACTGGTTGTCGTGGGCGTATTTGCTTTCTGTCTGGCAGTTGTTGCCTGGCTAATGAAAACTTTCGATGTTGAATGGCAAACAGCACTGGAAACTGCGCCTGGCCTGATAGTCTGGCTGCTTGTTGTCGGTGCGGGGATCTTTTTCGGGATCAAAATGGAAACTGGCCTTATTCGCTGGGGTGCTCCACTGGCGATCGCCCTTCTGATTCCGGTATTCAAGCCAATTCTTAAGGAAGCTGCCGGAGTTCGTGAAACGGGTGGGCTGGTTTTCGATGATATGGTTTCGTGGTATGGAACTGGCTGGGGAATGTCTCTGATGTTCTTCGGGATTCTTATTGTCGGATATGGCCTGCTTTATTGGTGGCACAGAAGAAATTCATATTACTGGTAATCAATAAAACGTAGAAGAGAGGAAACATATGAAACTGAATCCTGAGAAATACAATAGAAACATCACCCTGCTATGTCCTGTGTGCGGAAATACAGAGATGGAACACGAGGAAGAGTCTGAAGTCGTCAGATGTGTAGGCTGCGGGAAAGAATTTACTAATGATGAATTAATCCAAGAAAACGGGGTGAGTATTGACGCCCATGTAGATGAAATAAAAGAAGAGTTAACAAAAGACATTCAAAAACAGTTTGGTGACATGCTCAAAAAGGCATTTAAGGGAAGTAAGAATATAAGGATCAAATAATGACAACAAGTGATGCCATCGCTTTAGCTGCGCTTGTAGTATCGATTTACACTATCATATCGTCAGAAATGAAATCGAGAAAAAGCGATAGAGAACAAAGGGTTATAAAGGATGAGCAAGACAGGTTACGTAAGTTGCTTCTGGAAAAAGAAACAAAGTCAGCAATTAATGAGATGAAAGCTGAGCTTGGTGCTCGCCTCGTAAAAATAGCCAAAAACAACTATAGGCTCAAGATATTTAATAGAGGGAGGGTTGAGGCTAAAAATATAGAGATTCATTTCCCTGATAACGATGGAAATGAATATCTTTCAATGCATGATGTAGAAGATAAATTTCCATATGAGGTATTACACCCGCAACATGGGATTGAAATTTTAGCGGGAATAAGCTTTGGAAGTAAAACTAAATACCGAATAAAACTCATATGGGATGACAATTATAAAAGAAGAAATGAAGAGGAGTTTTTCATTTCTATATAAATTGGTTCGCACAATGACGTTATGCTAAAGAGGCCGCTGCGGGATTCGATTTTCGCAGCGGCCTTTTCAACATAACGAGTCG